TAACGGATGGCAATATGAATAGTGCGAAAATACGCACAAAATTAAATACGAAGCACGAACCCTTTTTCTTTTTTTAGGGAGGGTTTTTAAAAATGATAATTATGAACAAACAAAAAATAAACATATAAAATTATGGCAAACACAAGAACAAGTGATGATAATCGGGAGTATGCTTTGGTGGATACCACCCCAGGTGCATCTGGTTATTATACAAATGAAGTTATACCAAGAAATCTTAAAGGAGGAAAGCAAGAGGCACCAAGGTATTTCTTTTTGAGTATTAGAGGAACAGGAACCATGGATGTAGCACTTCAATTCAAATGCGAAGATGACGATGACTGGACCACTTATGAAACATATTCCGATAATGAAAGGAAGTATATTGTTTGCGGTGGACCAGAAGTATCTTGGAGGGCAGGAGTGGTGGATGACGCTGCTTATTCTAGTGGATCCAAGCGGTTTGGTTTTGACTGGTAAAGAAAGGAACTATGATTGTAAATAATGTAATACAAAATATGGTCCAAAACGTAGTCCAAAATGTACTCCCTTCTTTTGATCCAGCAGGTGCAGGTCTATTCTGGGAACAAGAACTAATTTTTACATGGGAAAATTGGTTGGATGAGTTATGGGAGGATCAATTGTAAATTTATGAAAAAATAAACATATAAGATTATGACAACATTAACAGGAAAATATCCAGGCTTGACCTATAAGCAACTGCTTCAGGTAGGAAGTAGCAATGTGGGGTTGGCTGCTGGTTTACTACCTATACAGGATGGGGCAGGGCAGGCTTCTCCTCTTTCTTTATCATTAACAAAAGGAAAGTTTCAACCTAGCGTTGATTCAACTGATGCATTCCAGTTTTTAGATAGTGCTGGTGATATTATAATGTCATTTGACTCTTCCAATAGAGATGTGTCATTTGGGCAATCTGCTTTGGCAAGTTCATTCGCTGGAAGGACTCAGGTGAGAATAGGAGGTTCAGGCAATTTAATGGCTGAAACCGTTATAGGTTCAGGAAATGGATTGTACACTGGATTAAATTACTACATAGCAAGTTCGGGTGACTTTAAAAGGATAGACACAAACCAAGCCTGTGCCACGCAATATCTTGATGGGAATATCAATTTTAGAACAGCGGCAGATGGTGTGGCTGATGCTAATATCTCATGGAGTACCAAGATGACTGTTCTTGAAGGCGGAAATGTAGGAATAGGAACAGCCACGCCATCAACTATATTCCAAATCACTGACAATGCGAAGTATATTAAATTTTCACATGGTGGAGGTGAGGGTGTTATTGATGCTGAGAGTTCATTGTGGCTATTAGCATCAGGCTCATTATCAATGTTATTATCAACCTCAGAGGTGCGATGTTACCGAAATTTTAAGCCATCGAATAATGATGGTGTATCGTTAGGAATTTCATCAAGCGGATGGAGTGATTTATATTTAGGTGGACAAGCAAATTCTGTAATATCCCAAATCCGCCACACCACAGCAAACACAGCAGGAAACGACCTTACAATAAATGCAGGTGGCGCAACATCAGGCGCAACAGACAAAAATGGGGGTGATACATATATCACATCAGGAATTGCTACAGGCTCAGGATCGAGTAATATTTATTTCCAAACAGCCACAGCTGGCGCAGCAGGAACAGCAGACAGGACACCCTCTACTAAAATGGTACTTGGAGGAGATGGAACCTTATCAACAAGTCAAATAATTATAGATAGTGGACTTGTGGGAACAGCGGCAAAGCCAGCACTCGCTTTTGGAGATGGAGATACAGGTTTTTATGAGCAATCTGACGACACCCTTCAAGTTTCATTTGGAGGAGTGCATGGTTGGTGGTGGCATGGACTAGAATTTAGTGCAGCTATTACAAAAGGAGCAGTTATAGCAAATAAAACACCAAGCTCAACCGTTCCTGTTCATTATTTTAAGGATGATGAGAACACAGGATTAGGAAGGGCAGCAGTTGATCAAGGTAGTTTGATTGCTGGAGGTGCAGAGGTTTGCAGATTTGGCTATGTTTCAGCAGGAAACCGGCCAGCATTATATTTTCCAGAAATAACAACTCCCACAGCAATTGCTGACATGGGCTCAATTTATTTCAAATCTGATAATAAAATGTATTGTCAAACAGGCGATGGAGTTGAGCATGAAATAGCATTTGTATAGCATATATAAATTTTAATCAATAATAAAAAAACAAATACCATGAATGGAATCGAAGTTAAAAAACACATTGCAAGAAACAAAGCTGGACGTGTCTCAGTTGTAAGACATAATGAAAATGATTTTACAGTTACCACAATCCTATATGATGAGGATAAAAATGAAAACTTATCAGCACAAAGAGTAACTTTATCAGCTTTGAAATCAGAGTTGAAAACAACCCAAGAGAAGGTAGCAGAACTCACAGAGGTTATTGCTGATTTTGAAAAACTACCTATTCCAAAAGTTGAGGAGAAGGAAGAAGAGAAGGAAGCCTAAAAAAGTAAATAATTTATTTAATCAAAATAAAACTAGAATTATGAAACTGAATTTTAATGTACCTTATGTAATGTTAGATGGCAAATCTGTAAAGGATTCTGCCCGCTGTCCTCATTGTAAAAAGGATATTTATGAAGGAGTTGATGATTTGTCTTTGGGACAGAGAATGGCCAACCTGTTATCAGGAGAAAAGAAAGTGGCTGGTTTTCCTCCTCTAAGATCAATGGAACTTTTTATGACTCTTTATAAGAATGAACCAATTGATTTAACAGTCAAAGAGTTGGAAGCATTTAAGGAGTATTTTGGGGCTGATGATACCAATATGCCTTTATTGTTAAAAGGGCAGATTTTAAAGGTCATTGATGCTCTGGAAAACAAGAAGTAGGAAAGGAAAGGAGCTATGGACAAATCATAGCTCCTAATATTTTGATTTGGATATATTGTAAATTGGATAAAAGATTATGAAAAGGAATAAAAGACCTGCCAAGCAAATAGAAGTTCTTAGCACCTTAGTTAACCGTGCTAGGTTACAAGCTAAGTTGGGCCAGAGCTATGGAACAGACCGAGACCTTTATCAAGCACTTGGTTATCCTACTGAATTGGACTTTGATGATTATTGGGCACAATATGTCCGTCAAGATATTGCCAAAGCTATCATAGACAGACCTGTTAAGAAAACATGGCAGGGTGATGTGTTGGCTTTGGAAGCTAATGACAAAGAAACTTCCCAGTTTGAAAGAGCTTGGGAGGAGTTGATGAAAAATTTACAATTAAAAACTAGGTTTATCCAATTGGATAAGTTAACTGGTATTGGGCACTATGCTGTTTTGTTATTAGGTTTTGATGATGTCAAAGAATCAATGGATTGGACAAACCCAGTTGGCACAGGTGCAAGGAAGCTTTTATATGTTAAAGCTCTTTCTGAATCCAATGCTGTTATATCCGAATATGAAACTAAAACAGACAATCCCAGATATGGGTTGCCTGTACTTTATGATTTAACAACTACCACTCCTGATGGTGAGTCAAGTTCTACTTTAAGAGTTCATTACAGTAGGGTTATACATGTGGTGGAAGATGCTATTGATTCAGAAGTGGAAGGAACACCAAGATTGGAGTCAGTTTTTAATAGGCTTCTGGATTTGGAAAAGATGGTTGGAGGAAGTGCTGAAATGTTTTGGAGAGGAGCACGCCCCGGTTACCAAGGAAAGGTTGACCCAGAGTTTACTATGACAGATGCTGTTAAAGAAGGATTGATTGATCAGTTAGATGAATATGAGCATAACCTTAGAAGGATTTTAATGCTGGAAGGAGTTAACATGCAGGCATTGGAGTCTCAGGTGGCTGACCCAGCTAACCATGTAGATATACAGATACAAATGATTAGTTCGGTTACGGGTATTCCTAAACGGATTTTAACAGGTTCTGAGAGGGGTGAGTTGTCTAGTGGAGAGGATAAGAATCAGTGGGCCGCTTTTATATCGGCAAGGCGTGAGGAGTTTGCTGAGCCAAAAATCCTGATTCCTTTTATAGACATCTGTATCAAATATAAGATTCTGCCAAAGGTGGAAGATTATTATATACAGTGGGAGGATTTATTCAGTCTTGGTGATAAAGATAAAGCTGAAATTGGTAAAACTAGAGCAGAGGCATTAAGAGCTTATGCTGCTGAACCATTAGCTCAATATATAATGGGGCCAGATGCTTTCTTTGAATTTCTTTTAGGATTAGATGGTAACCAAATAGAGCTTGTTAAAACCATGATGGGTGATCAAATAAAATTAGAGGAAGAGGATACATTTGAGGATGATGAAGCAATTATTGAGGAAGAAACAATTGAAAAAGAATAAATGTGTGAATGTGCTGTACATACTGAAGTAGATGTTTATGTTAAGGCTGGGAATTATGACCCAACTAGGACATTAACACTGCGCAATGCATTTGTGGCTGATATGAACAGAAGGTTTAAAGACCTGATGAAGCTTATCAAAGAAGCCATAGTGGATCAGGATGTATTTGCACTTTCTTCTCCAGATAGTAACTTAATCACTCAGCAGGGTTTTGCTCCCGGCAGGAGGGCTTTTGATTTCCCTACAACTGGGCAGAAGATGGATGCTTTCATGGCTTGGTTAAAACAGCAACAGAATGAAGGTTTGCTAGAGATAACTACCATACAGCAGAGTGGAAGAGCTTTACACAGCCCTTGGACAGACAAGTATGTTTCTGACAGTTATAAGAGAGGAGTAATGCGTGGTCGCTCTGAACTAAAGAATGCTGGATATAAAGTTCCACCAATAAGTGAAACAGGAGGCATCCAAGCTAGTATGTCAACCCCATTCCATTTAGATAGGGTGGGAATGTTATACACCCGGACCTTTAATGAGCTAAAAGGAATAACTGATGCTATGGACCAACAAATCAGTAGGGTATTGGCTCAAGGAATGATTGATGGAGATGGACCAGCTCTATTAGCCCGTAAGATCAATGCTACTATTAGCAGTGGGCTTGGGATGACAGATACTCTGGGAAGGTATATTCCAGCCCAAAGGCGAGCCCGTATGTTGGCTAGAACAGAAGTGATCCGTGCCCATCATATGGGTACAATTCAGGAATATAGGAATTGGGGTGCAGAAGGAGTTAATGTACAGGCTGAATTTAGAACAGCTGAGGATTCCAGAGTGTGTGCGCAGTGTGAGAGTTTACATCTTCAACGATTTACTTTAGATCAGGCTG